TATGGACGAAACAGAATATAGACCAGCAGCTACGAGACTTGGTAGTCAAGCACCGGGTCTCTCCGGTAGCGTGGTGGTTGATGAGTTCATACGCTTACTACGTGCTCGATAAAAATTTCATAGAAGGTGAAACGTTCGACTGGCTCGGACACTATCTTCACGATAATTGGGAGAGCATCAAGCACCCGAACAAACGGCTTATACGACGGAACGGCACGTTTTCTGGGTACTATGTTAGGAGCTATCCTTTGCGGTGCAAATTTGCAACGTGGAAGCTCATGGAAGAATTGGAGAGCAACTCATGTCTGAAGAAAAAATTGAAAATCAAACGAAAGTTAACCCGAATGTAATTATCATCAATAACGCCCGTGCGTTAATGACCATGCCGGAAGACAAACGGAAAGAAACGATTAAAAAGCAACTTGAATTAATCGAGAGCAATATGTTTCTGGTGGATAAAAAAGAAGACGGCACCGAAGTTAAATTTGAGCAGGACCCCTCACGCATCACGATGGTACTGATCGGCCTAAGCTCGTTGCAAGTTTACTGCCAGCAATTCTTGATTATGCATCAACGGTCTAAGCCGGACATCAAAATCGTTTCGCCGGACCAAATGCCAAAAGCGTAGGGAGGCCCTATGCCAAAAGTGATGATAGAAATGGAAATGCCAAAAAGTTGTAATGAATGTATATTCTTAATTCGGGGCCCATACCCACATTTTATGAAGTACTGTTTTATAACTAAACGCTTTTTGAATAGATTAGCTCACTATGCAGGAAGAAGACATTGTGGGTGTCCCTTGCAGGAAGTAAAGGAGTGAGAGTATGAAAACAAAGGAACAGATTTTAGAAAAGATTAACGAGTATTACAAACTACCGCAAATCCAACAATTGCATTTGCGTAATATCGGTTTCATTGACGCTTTGCGGTGGGTATATGAAGATGAAGAACCTAGTAAATCTAGCCGATATACTTCTATTGAAGAATATGACCCCGAAGAAGACGGTTTATAAAAGGAGGACTAGGACTATGGCAGAATTAAAACCGCCGATACAATGTGAAAGTTGTAAATACTTTGCTCCACAACCTGCTGGGTGGACTTGTTCGGTAGATGTTTACAGTAAAGTAGATGGGGAAATAATATCGACACCTGGAAAAAGACCTGAAAATTGCCCAGAATTGAGAAAACAACAAGCCATATCCGCTTGGAACAAAAGGAGTTAGTATGAAATTCAGAGAAAGACAAGTAGACGGATTTTTCGTAATTCACAGCTACGACGACAATCCGCTGTTGACGGAATTAATTAAGCAACGACTAGAAGTTTTAAACGCAGACATGGAAGACGTTCAATATTCTACACACATCACCCAGGAAGGCCGGGTAATGAACGATGTGCTAGTGATGTACCGTGCTAAAAAGCAAGAGACTATGGAGGAATGGATATGAAATGCATGGAATGCAAACTGTTAAAATACGACGGTAAAATTTTCCGCTGCCCGGCGCACCCCTGGGTAATGGACATCAACGTCTACACGGAGCACCGCAATTGTGGCGCGTCACGCTGGTATCCGAAGTACGCTGAAGACCGCGTTCGCGCGGCAAAGGAACAGGCTATCGAACTTGAATGTGCAATAGCAGACGTTCGTGACGTCATACAGAAACTGGAAGGATACCAGACCGGGAAAGTTAACCACATGAAAACACAGATCGAGGTATTAGTTACCGGATGGCAGAACGAGCTTGACACCCTGCATGACGAAGTACGGAAATGGGAATCCGAAGTAGCGCGCCTTGCAAAAGGAGAACTCCCCAGCATACACAACGGAGGTGGCAAAAATGTCGTGCCGTCTGAATTTTAAGATTGGAGACCGGGTGCTTATTAAATTGTCTGAAAAAGACCCCGGTGTTCTGGGAACGATTACTAAAGAATTCCCATTCCACAAAAAGTATTACGTTGAAGCCGACGACGGTGACGAATACATTATTCGGGAGGAATTCTTGCATGCAGCCCGGTGACATCATCTACGCTACTTCGTCGAAAGGCGAACTAGTACGGCTAGTATACGTTGGTGAGAGCGGATACAGCAACGCCCTACTGGTGAAGGACGAATTGGGTCGTATCACACGCATCTTTCCAGACGCCATACTAGCCGTTGACCGCAACCCGAAAGGAGATCCACAATGGAAGAAAAACCGAAGAGACGCAAACGATTCTACCGAACGCCGAAGCGTAACAAATTCAGCCTTAAGAAACACTACGAGGTTCCGATTCCAGAAGAGTACCGCAAAGTTGGAGACGCCTCGAACTACTGCGAATACTGCCGGAAAGAGTTAAAAAGGAAATTCCGCTACCGCTACAAAACCTACAAGCCACGATTTTGTTCGCGGAAATGCGCAAACAGGTTTCATGGGGAACAACGCATTGGAACGCACAAAAAGAAGCGCGTGGCCGCTTTTATGGGGCCAATGAACCGCGCTATATAGGCTATAGAACGCCGATATGCTTAAAACCGCTACAACCCGGCTGGGTGTTTATAAAAAACGAAATTAGGCCGTGTTTTAGCGGTTTTATAGCGTTCAACCTCTGAGAGATCGACGGTGAGACGGTACCGTCCTAGAAAAATCACAAATTTCCGTCGCTAGAAAATAGTACAAAATTCAAGGTTTCAGACGGAACTTTCTGGAAAAGGGGCCTAAATTCGCGATCGACGTAAATGTATTGAGCGCCTCGGCAAACGACCCCCTTACCCCCTCTGGTTGGTTTCTCATGCGCGCGCGTAAGCTGTACATATATTATTATTATTTTTATTTTTTTAGAGTTAGCCTTAGCGCTAAGCTTAAGCTGACGCACGCGAGCACGCGCACGGATGCGCCTCCGTCGCATGTAGGCGCGCGACGCGCGAGAAAAAGCCCAGAAACCTTATCCAGTTTTTGGCAAAAAAATTTTTATATTGATATAATTACAGAGTAATTATACAATATAACACGAAAAAGAGAGAATTTATATAATAACAGAGTTATTATATACCCAGAATTTACGCAATTCTCAGACGGTGAAATTACAAATCTACGACGTGAAATTTATACAGAATTTGATAACCCGAATAAATCTTAAATTTCAAGACAGGGGGAGGGGGTCGTCCTTTGACGTAGCTCGTGAGATCGTCGTGAATTTTAGGGGTCGATTTTTACCGTCTGAAACACGAGCATGTTGAAAAGTGCTCAGATCTACGTTCCAAACTCACAGATTTCAGCAAAAAACGCTAAGATTCGTAGCAAAACCGGGGGTTATGGTGCAATTTGTGGTTTTCTCCCAGAATTTTGGGGAGCCTGTAAAGGCTGCGGTTAAAAACGCAGTTTTTTAAATTCGCAGAACTTCATGAATTCGATCGACGTGAAGTACAGTACGCGCGGGGCGTGGCTCCGACGGTCATTTGCAAGTGTGTATATTATTAGTTATAATAATCCAATGACCGAGGCCGAAGAAAAGTTGAGCTTGAAAAAAGGTATGAAACAATTCACCGCGACGGAGATAGCGTCGAGGATGAGTTATTGGATGAAAAAATCTCCGGCCGAACTCGACGAGGCAGCAGAAGATCCGAGCCTTTCTATTCTTGATCACATATGCGTGCAAGGGCTCATGCACGACTGGAAATACGGCAAGATTAAGAACTTGGATTTGATGCTTTCCAGAATTGTAGGCACGCCTGTTAACCAAACGATTTTACAGAATCGGGTTAGCACAAGCGCGCCCGTACGCATTAACTTAGTAGGGGTAGAGGTTGGTGATGAAGATTCGCTTAAAGCGCTCGAAGACTTGCGAGCAAACGAGGACACTTCCCCAGAAGTCGTCGACGAAGCAACAGGAACCGACTGAAGTTAAATATGGCGTGATTAAACGCCTTTGGTCTTTTTTAGTAAAGCCCCGGCGCGGAACAGTAATATACGGTGGACGCGGGAGCGCGAAAAGTTGGAGCGTAGCAGCATTCTTGGTCTTGATGGCAGCATCGAATAAATACAGGATTCTGTGTTGCCGTGAAGTTCAAGTGTCGATTAAAGATTCTGTGCACACGTTGTTGAAGGACACGATCTATCGACTGAAGCTTCAAGGGATCTTTGAAATAACGGATGTTTCGATACGGTGCCCGGCCACAGGCTCTGAGTTTATATTCAAAGGGCTTAAGCACAACATCAACGACATTCGCTCGACGGAAGGTATTGATATCTGCTGGGTTGAAGAAGCCCACGCGGTGAGCGAAGACAGCTGGCGCGCGTTGATACCTACGATTCGTAAAGCGGGTAGCCGTATCATAATCACATTCAACCCGGACCTAGAATCCGACGCCACATACCAGCGTTTCGTGATTCATTGCCCTACTGGCTACGAGGCCCTGAAGATTAACTACGACGAGAATCCGTTCCTCTCCGCAGAGGTTCTCGCAGAAGCAAACTACGACAAAGAAGTTAATCCGGAGGCCTACGATAATGTGTGGCTCGGCAACGTACGCAAGCACAGCGAAGCTCAGGTATTCGCGAAGAAGTACGAGGTCCGCGAATTTAAGATACCGACGAGAAATGAAGTAGATCGTTTCTTCATCGGCGTGGACTGGGGGTTCGCAAAAGACCCAACCACGATTGTCCTATCCTTTATAAGAGAGGGGTATTTGTATATTTGCCGGGAAGGATACGGAGTTGGTGTGGACACAGGAAACATTGCGCGCGACATATTCAGCAAAGTGCCAGAGGCTGCAGACAAATGGCCGATTTATGCTGATTGCGCGCGGCCCGAGACCATTTCGTTCATACGTACCAGAAGATGGAACGTCATACAAGATGGCAAACCTCGGGAAGTATTCTACAACATACAGCCTGCCAAAAAATGGAAAGGCAGCGTGGAAGATGGAATTGCGTACTTAAAAGGATTTAAGAAGATCATCATCCACCCCAGCTGTGTGCATACGAAGATGGAGTTTGACAACTATTCGTATGAAGTAGATAAAAATAACGGAGACGTTTTACCGAAGTTGGTTGACAAATACAACCACTGCATCGATGCGATTCGGTATTCGCTCGATGGGTATATAACGAATCACAGTTTGGATTGGTTACGATACTATGACAAGTAAATTAAAGATCAAAAAGAAACAAAGCGCGACGCGTTACGCGGATAGTTTCCACACGATGATGGAGAATATTGGCGCGAGACGCCGCGACGTAACCAGCCGCACCAACGGCTACTTCGCCAGAGAACAAGTACTCTCCTACGATGAACTCAATGCAATTTATCAGACCGTACCGATCATTCGTCGGGCAATCGAATTGATCACGGGCCACATATTAAAAAACGGCGTGTCATTCACAATACCTGATGAACCAGAAGCCACCGCCGAAGTGGTAGATCTTGCCGAACGAGTCCAGGTAACGAAACTGTTCGAGCAGCTAGCACTGTACACCTTAATAAATGGGTGCGGCGGTGTGGTTCTGGTTGACAAATCTCAAGATCCTAGAAAGGAAATAAACCTCCGCAGACTGAAAGGCCGTACGCCATCCTTCACAGTGGTGGACGGTCGTTTTGTTACCGTGTCCCCAGATATGGATCCGTTATCACCCACGTTCTACGAACCCAAAAAGATCCATATCCTGGGGCGCACGTTCCACCCGAGCTGGGTGAACGCGATGGCCGGACTTCCTGTTTCCCAGGTCTTGAAGCCTATGTATAAATACTTAGGTATGTCTTTGATTGAAAACGCCTATCAAGCTATTGTGAACGACGAAGTGATGAGCAAAGCAATACCGAACATTGTGTACCGCTCGAGCGTTGTGAACTACAAAATCACAGGAATGAAAGACGCTATCAAATCCGGCGAAGAGGACAATATTCTTAAGTATGTGTCCGATGCGGAGAACGCGAAAAGTGTATTGAACGCTACGATTTGCGACGGCGAAGACGCCGTTGAAGTCATCTCCAGAGAACTTGCCGGGCTTGAAGGACTCGACGAACGTAGCCAATATCGTCTTGGCGCGGCGCTTGGTATTGCGGCGGTTGTTCTGTTCGGTAAAGCTCCGGACGGAATGAACGCTAGCGGCCACAGCGACTGGGAGAACTTCTACAACTACGTAGAAGTATGGCAGAAACGCTGGTACGACAACTTGCGGTGGTTCTACAAGATTTTGACGGCGTGTGTGACGGGCAAAGACGATGTTGATTTTGAGCTTTCATTTAATAAAGCTTCGTTGCTCTCTCCCCAGCAGAAGGTAGCAAACGATACGGCCGTACTTCAAAACGTGCAGATGATGCGGGACTTGGGTATGCCGGAATCTACGATCAACCGTTACCTTATTGAAAACGATTTATTGACCGAAGATGAAGCTGAAGAATTCTCACAAACGCTTGAAGAGATGGATCAGCTAGCGGATCAAGTGGAAGAGGCCGAAGTTATCGAAGAAGATAACCCGGCTATAGTGGCCGAGGACAAGCCTAAACAGCTACCCGGCCCACGTGCCCTTAAGAAAGGTACAAAGCCGATTAAGGCGGTTTAGTATGTCTTTGACAATTATCTCGGTGCGTGACGCGAAAAAGTCCGGCGTACGCTCGATGAAAGGAGTGCGGTATTCCGCATCGAATGCCGCATTCTACTACCAGATGATGCGCGCTCTGGTGGAATATATGCAAGAAGAGTTCGATCGAACTGTCATGCATGGAATGGGGAAGTTCCGTGATGAGAGTCCGAACGAACGCTACAAAGCAATGTTAGCGCTGTTCAATAAAAAGCTGAGAGCGAAGTACTCAGCGAAGGTCATTGAAAAGTTGGTACGACGCGCGTTGAAACGCTCGTCCGTCTATACCCAGAGAGAATTCGACCGGAGGCTTAAAAGCTTCGGTATCGATTTGAGTAAATCGGACGTGATGAAACGATACAGTTCTTACATGAGCACGGCGGTGATGGAAAACGTTATGCTCGTTAAGAATCTGCGCGACGAACAGTCAAAGCGGCTTCAATCTATTGTGCTACGCGGTATGCGAGAAGGTATACCGAGCACGAGACTCCGTGGAGACATTCAGCACGCTCTGCAGATTGGCAAGAAACGTGCTACAACGATAGCTCGTACCGAGACCCACAAGCTTACCCAGCAGCTTGCCGACGCCCGCGCTATGGACGTTGGAATGAAACGCGGGGTGTGGAGAGCAATGATGGACAACCGCACTAGCGAGCAGCATGCGAGGTTTAACGGTAAGCCGTTCAATTTGGAGAAAGGCCTGTGGGACCCGAAGACGAGAAGTTGGAACTGGCCGGGAAGACGGCCGAATTGCAGATGTTGGACTGAATATATTATTCCGGGAGTTTGAAAATGAAAAATAATTTAATGAAGTATATTGACAGCGTGGTTGGAAACATTGCACGCAAAATTGAAGACGAATTTAACGAGAACGATCACCCGCGTGACAAAGGCGGGAAGTTTACGTCTAAAGGCGGTGAGGGCAAAGGCGGCGCGAAAGAAGAGCGCAATCTTGTACCAGAAACTTCCAAAGAAAAAGAAGCAAAGGAAGAATTAGCGTCTACGAAATCCGACGAAGAAATGCTTGAAGGACTAGACGATTACGGTGAGAATCTTTTAGATTATTGTACCGACATTGATACTACGAATGATGCTTTGCGCGCGTTGAACTGGGACACTTACGACTACGACGATCTTGAACAAGCACGCACCGCGCTTAAAGAGGCTATCTCCCAGAATCCGAAGGCTGCTAAAGAACTTTGGGAGAGCACGACGAATAAAGAAGAAGTTGAAGAAGAGCGTGCTGGCAAAGAAACCGATGCTATTGTAGAAGAATTCAAAGGCTCCGGTATTGATATGTACGCTGCGTTGGCCGACTTAGGCGTTGACGTACAGCATACTCCGGAAGCGTACCACGAAGATGTGTTTAAAGAAAAATTATTCAATAGTCCGAAGTTTAGACAAAAAGCTAAAGAGTACATCAAACAATATAGAGGATCTGATAGCGATGAAGAATGGTTCGGTACAGGCGAAGACGCGGCCCCTAAAAAGAATCGTTTAGGACGGAACCCTTTAGACAACATAGATCCGAGCGAAGACGACTCTCTTGATAATTCATTATTTAAGAAGACAGGTAAATAAATGGCTTTATTCAGAGACAAAGTAGAACTTAACAGCGCCGACAAGACCGCAATCATTATGCGGGACGGCGTATACACGTATCTAGCGGGCGAGTTCGCTGACATCTTCCCGGACGAAGACCCGAATAAAAAACTCCGTGTATATCGTTCTCCAGAAAGCGTGCGCAAAGCGTACGAACAATTTAAGCAGTTGGGCCGGATACCCGTGATCTTCGAGCACCCGGCTGAAGATTTAGATTTGAAGGACTACTCTCAAGGATACGGATATGACCCTGAACTGGTCGAGGAAGGGGTCAACCTTGCTATCAAGTGCAAGTTGCACCTTGAAGATGAAAGCAAACTAGCCTATGACGAGGGCGTGCGTGAGATTTCGTGCGGCTGGGACGGAGACTTCTCTACCCCAGAAGATTCCAGCGTTTATGACTACGAGCAGACGTTTTCCGGGTTCAACCATATTGCACTTGTTCCAGAAGGTAGATGCGGTACCTTGTGCAGTATTAAAGATCAGAAAGGAGCTAAAATGAATACGAAACTTAAGGACGCAAAGCACGCGGACTTGGTTCAAAAAGCTAGCAAATACTTAGACGAAATGGCCGAAATCACCAAAACGTCTGAGGAGATCGAAGACAGCCACGCTGAGGGTCTTTTGACTGCTATTCAAGGACTCAAAGAAGCTATCTCTGGATTCGAAGCTTTTGCTATGCAAGAGAACAAAGAACCGATGCAAGATGAAGAAGTCGTCGAAGAAACCGAAGAGAAAAAGGTAGAAGACGCTGGCAATGCGGATCTTCCTGAAGCTGAAGTCGAAGTCAAAGAAGTAAAAGACGAAGACAAAGTAGAAGAGAAGAAAGATGAGGAAGAAGTCGAAGTTAAAGACGAAGAAGCATCTTTGAACGCCGCGAATGAAATTGCTATGAAAGACGCCGCTGAATTTGAAGGCGGCATTAAAGAAAAGCTTACGCAGCTCAAAGACGCGCTTGCTAAGCTTTCTATTGGTGACAAATGTCACGACGAAGAACCCGCGAAAGTAGTCGATGCAAAAGCTACTATCCTCGATTCTAAAACGAAAAAGTACCTTGACGCCCGCATCAACGACGCGGTCGAACTTGGTATGAAATTAGCGGTCAAACGCTTCCACGATGTGTTGCCGTTTATTGCGGATGGCACCATTAAGATGTCCGACGTTAAACCGGGTATGACCCCCTGTGAGATTAAACAAAAATACGTCGAAGAACGCACCGGGAAGAAATATACGGACGCGAAAGCTTTAGCTGTAGCGTTTGATATTGCGACCAAAGCTGAATTTAACGACGGCTGGAAAGGTGATGGTAAATTCCATGCCGACGTGTTAGATGAAAAAGCCGATGAAATCGATAGCATCGGTATCAACAAAGGAGCTAAATAATGACTGTAACCTACCCGAAATCTGGGTTGCAAGATAGCGTTGGTTTCCAGAAAAATGGGAAACCGGGTACCTATCCTGTGCAAGCCTGGAATGATGAAATCGGTACGTTCCAATTCGCGAGCACCTTGGCCGAAGGCTCTGTGATTCCGTTCGGCGCAGCGGTGCTTATGGGGAACTCCGAAGACGGTATTCGTCTGCCTGCCTCGACGGATATCATTAAGCAAGGTCAAACGATTCCGGCGGTAGCTGCCACTGGTTCGTTGGCTTTCTCTGGCAACGTAACTGCTAGCGATACGGTGACGATCGGTTCTACCACGTACACGTTCGTAGCCAGCGACCCGAGCACCAATGAAATCGAAATCGGCACGACTTTAGCTGAAACGATTGCGGCACTTGCTGAAGAATTGAACTCCGGCGAAGTAGTAAAAGCTACTGCTGGTGAAGGCAAATTGGACCTCGAAGCTGCGACGGCTGGCGTTGCTGGCAACAGCATTGCTACCACAACGACTTCGTCCGTCATCACCCCCAGCGGTGCTACGCTGTCCGGTGGTGCTGATGCTAGCGAAGCGGCTGCTGCCAATGCCTCGTTCGTAGGTGTAGCGGTATTCAACTACTACTCTACTGTACAAGCGGGCGGCTATAAAAAACAAGATCTCGACGTCAACGTAGCTGTGAAACAAAAAGGCTATGTAACTGTATTGATGACGAGCTTGGAAGACGCCGTGTTCCAGGGCGGTGTTGCGTTGGATCTTGCACACCCTGGTCAATTCAAAGTTGCTGGTTCTGGCGACACTGTTGTAGGCAAAATCAACAAGATTTTCCCGGACTATGGTACCGCTGAAATCGAGCTGAAGGAGTTCATCTAATGCCTACGTTTCAAATGAACAATAGAAAATTCAATGGTCAAAGCTTGAAAGCTTTGGCTAAATCCGCTCGGATCATTGACTCCAAAGCGGTAGCTGGCGCGAAATTCTCTGATGCCCCGATGTCGGGTACCGGGTATTTCTTGGAACAGCAATTAACCTACATCGTACCTGAAATCCTGAAAATGGAAATGCCGAATCGTCCTATGCTCGACATCCTCGAAGCGGACAACAGCGGCGCGTACGATAAGATGATCATTCAACGCATGGGCGTGTTTGAAGGTCGTCACCAACCGAAGAATCCGGGTGCTTTAAAAGACTCTACGATCACCGTTGACACGAAAATGAACGCGATGCTCGTGGTCGACTTCCAGGGCTCTTCGACCTACGATTATGTTTCGTTGAACAAAGCTAAACAACTCAACGAACAAATCGATACCCGCATCATTGAAGCTCACAACGAATCGTATCGTACGATTGTTGATGAAGTTGCTTTGTTAGGGTATGCTGGCGACAAAGCCTCCAACGCCTATGTTGCTGGTTTGGCGAACTCTCCGCTAGTGCCGGAAACCAACGTATTGACCGCGGCCCACAACTGGAAAGCGGCTGCTACGTCTGGTAACGACATCGTGGAAGACCTGTTAGCCTTGCGCAATGCCATTTATGGTATCGGCGGTGGTAACGCTTTGTGGATGCCGAACACGGTGATCCTCAGCCCTGAAATGTTCATTATCTTGAACGGTAAGAACTTCAGCGTAACTGGTTTCTCCACCAGCATGACTGCGATGCAGTATTGTGAACAACAATACGGTATGAAATTCTACGCTTCCCAACACTTGAAAGGTGCTGGTGCAAACGGCGAAGATCGTATCGTGATGTTCAACAACGACCGCAAAGCGTTAAAATTGCAACTGCCGTTGCCGTTAACGTTCTCGGCCGTCGAACCTCAAGCGTTCGATTTCCGCATCAGCTCTATGTTCCGCGTAGCGGGTGTGAACTTGTTCCAACCCACCACGGTCGGTTACATCGACGGCTATCACGCCGCCCAGTAAGTTGATTTGGGGGTGGTACGCTCTACCCTATCACCCCCTCCCAGAATTCTTGGTAGAGGAGAATTATGAGCGTAATCAAATTGATTAAAAATAAAACTGACCGCGCGTTTCGTTTTGATGCAGTGACGCAATTCCTGCCCGGCGAAACTGTAGCGGTGAGTGAAGAAACAATCAAAGCGCGTCCTGCGATTCAGGAGCTGCTTAAAGCGGGTCTCTTTGCTATCGAAGGAGCGCACAACACGCCTCAGGTAACTGAGGACGAGGTCATCGAGGAATAGTATGATTGTTATCAACCCGGATCAAAAAGTAGATACCTTGAATTATTTTAGAACACAGATGCCCGAATTCGCAACGATTACGGACGCTGTCTTTAACCGCGAGCTGAATTCTACGTGCATTTACGTTCCAGAATTCATTCAAAAGCATCTACGGATAAAGTACCACAACCAATCTCAGCATTGGATGATACTCCGTGAGATCCTGATAAACTGGGTTGCGCATCGTATTGTTTTGAAAGACCTCTTAGCACAAGCCGCTGGCGAGGAAGCTCTGCCGGAGGAACTCGTGCGAACGGCTAATTCCTTGTCAGAGGGCGGCCTAAGCGTATCTTACGCACAAGCTGAACCCTCTGGCGAGACGCCGGAAGCTCTTTACGACTATTTAACGAATACGGCCTACGGACGCGCGGCAAAGATTCTAATCGAGCAGTGCTTGACCGGGGCAAAGGGAGTGTTCTGTGTTTAGATTCGTACTCTCCAACAATATTGATACCGCAAAAGCGCAACGCAAACTCCGCAAAGATAAGAATATCGGCGAGATTGAAAAGTTGGCGCGGGGTACGATTTATGTTGGATTCCCTGAGAGTGCGAAAAACGAAGACGGCCTAACGATTGCAAAGTATGCGCGCTGGAATAACTATGGCACGTTCATGCATGACGAGAACGGCAACGTAACCGGGCGTATCCCTGAGCGCCCTTTCTTCACTGAAGGCTTCTTCTTCCAGAAATACGTAGAGAAAAGAGGCAAATTGGCCGAACATTTGTTGAAGCAAATCACTAGTAACAAATTAAACGCTAAGCGCGCGGCTGAAATAATGGGAATAGAGGCCGTAAACAACGTTAGAGACGCTATTCAAACCGGACCCTGGGCACCTAACGCTCCCTCTGTAGAAAAGCGCAAATTAGCGAAATCTAAAGGAAAGAAGTCTAAATACGGGGTCAAACCTTTGATCGATACGGGAGACATGATAAACGCTGTGACGTATTTGGTGGACGTAGAATGAGATCGATTATACAACAGTTCACAAACGATTCGTGGTTTCGCCGGGGCAAACTGGTAGTGCATTCGTTTCGTTCTTACCCAGTGCACGGAACCTATGTGAAAGAAGAAACCGGGGTGAAGACGTATTCCCGCAAATTCTTTATTCACACAGCTTCCGAGGCTGAGATTAAAAATGCAGGTCTGTCTGAAACAGTAGAGCATTCCATTGTTATGCATTTGGAATTTCCGTTGCGGTTTAGTGACGGCAAGCCTACTGAATACATCCTCGGAGACGGAACGAAAGTGACCGGAGTAACTGTATCCGACGAGGTAGAATGGAATGGGTACCGTTACAAATTGGTCTATCACGGGCCGTGGAATCTTTGGCGGCATTGGTATTATATAGCAGTGAAATTGAATCAGGAAGGACAAAGCGTATGCTAAGTATCAAACAACTTAACGAAGACGTAGTGTACCATTTTCTGACGCAGCTGTATCAGAATGTCTTGGATACGTATAATCTAGAGATACTCCAGGACCGCCAATCCGCGCCTAGACCGACGGATGCAAGCGGGTACTTAAGAACCTACGTGTATTACCGGGTGGAGTCTCCGCGCGGATTGCAATGGCAGACCAAAGACCTGGTAGAAGATAGCAGCGGGAACGTTGCCGAACGCACTATCACCCAGAGACAGGTAAAAATTAAATTAAATTTTTTAGGCGCGCATGCATCTGATGCCGCTTCTTATTTCGATCACGCTATCAATTCAGAACTTGCCTATTCTGCATTGCGGCCGACTATCGACGGCAAAGTGGTCGAATTTCAGTACAATGGGCACACTGACCCGGTAGACCTAACCGAGATCGAACAAACAAAGTGGGTTGCGCGGGTCGAATATGATGTTCTGCTCGGGTACGTCGATAAAGTAGATTTCAGCATGGATGTCTTCCAGAATGTTGAAGCTGAATTGGACGTTTCCGACGGAGAGACGGTAGTACCTGTTACCGTTAAAACAATAATAGGAGAATAAGATGGCGTATAACTTAAGAAATGTTATCGACGTGGCAAACAAGCTACAAGCTATGCCGCCCGATAGAAAGACCTTCGGTTATGGCTTGGCCCTGATTAAAGGTACCGCGCCCGAAGGATCCGATCTGGTAATGGGTCCGTATACGTCCGTTGAAGAAGTTGCTGAAGCCACAGGCTCCAATTCTGAAGCGGTTCGTATTGCTACTACCTACTTCCAGAACGGCTGGTACGGGAAACCGTATCAATTATACATTGCGTATGCGAATACCGAAACGCTAGCGTCGTTGCCGGACTGGACGACCGGGCAATCCTACGAAGTTGGTAGCAAAGTTAAAAATGACGATACGGCCTACGTGTGCACTGTAGCGCACGCTTCGTCCGGAACGTTCACTACCCAGCTTTGGACGAAATCTGAAGAAGTGATTGCTGAAGCTACGGAATGGGAACAAGCTACTGATTACGGTGTAGGCGACGCGGTAAAAATCGACGTTAGCACTGATGATGAAGTAGAAGAATACGAATACTATACGTGCAATTACGCGCATAATTCTGGTAGCGATTTCACCCTTACCTGCTGGGAGATCTTCACCCCGGAAGGACAAGACATCGAAGATTGGATGCGCGGGTACTTGCAAGATTCTAAAAACTACTACGTATTCTTGCCCTCTACAGAATTTACAACGGCACAGCTAGTTGCTATTGCGGGTAGCGTAGAAGCCTCGACGCAACCTAAACTCTGTATCGAGACTTATACGGAAGCGGATGCCTATGACACTTCCGCGACCGCCGACCTTGGTTCTACGCTTAAAGCGCTTGGTTACGATCGCACGATGGTAATCTATGAACCGAAAAACTCGAACGGAGTAGTACAGTACGTAGGCGCGGCTGTGTTGGCCGGGTACGCTACTGTTTCATTTACCTCTGCCAGACCGTCGATTACGATGGCGAACAAACTACTGACTGGGGTGACTGCTCTGGACTTGAATAGCGCTACATATTCCGCGTTACAAACGAAGAATTACAACTTCTATACGAAGACAACCGACATCGATACGAACATGTTCATCGACACTCGTATGGCTTCGGGGCAATTCTTTGATACGATTCAAGCGGCAGACTGGCTTGCTTACGATATGAAATACAAGCTCGTAAACTTGGTCCAGAACAGAGATAAAATTCCGTTCACGGCCGACGGCTTAGCGCTTGTCAAACAAACAATCTCGGAGACCTGTGTTGAAGCTTTGAACGCGGGTATCATCGGTTCCGGATACGATCAAGACAACAACTACATTGAAAATGGTTTCTTGATCCACATGCCAGAATTGTCGGACATCCCGAAAGCTGACAAAGCGCATCGTATTTTGCGCGACGTTAAAGTGACGTTCCTGTTGGCCGGGGCTATCCAGGTTATCAATATCTTAAACGATATTCAACTGTAAGGAGCTAAAAGATGAGTTTATTGTCACTTAGAAAATTAAAACTGACCATCTCTCCTGTGCTTACTGGTAAGAAAGTATTGTCTGACTTCGCTCTTGGTGGAGAGACGATTTCTTACGGCTGGTTTGATGGGGAGCTAGGATCGATCTTGCAAGGTATCCGCAGCAGCTTAATGACGGAAAATCCGAGCACGATCTATCGTGTAGCGTTCGACATCATTCCGTTGTCTTACGACGATCGGTTGTTAAAATCTATCATCAACGACGGAAAAATGAACGGTATGCAAGCTATGCCAGGTATGTTTGAAAATCAGGTGGACGGCTTCTCCGTTATGTCTGATGAATGCTACATCCTAGACACAGCGAATACTCAATTACGTACGACGCCCTCGGCGGTTTCGTACACGTTGGTGATGTTTAATGCTATCACCAAAAATCCGGAACTCTAATCCATAGGAGGGTAGAGATATGGCATTTAATACAGCAGTTCCTGTTCTTTACGAAAAAGTAGTTGATGGTGTAAAACTCGTTGGTACACTGCCCGCGTCTGCATTGGAGCAGTATGATTTCTACGTGTCGATGATGGCATACTGGGAATCTAAAACTCCACAGACGTGGGCGGTGGTCAGAAACTACATTGTATCCCATACCAAAATAACGGAAGACAAAACTGGGATAGAATTAAAGCCTGAAGAATTGTCGTTCACACTCGTAAAAATACTTGTTGACGAATACTTAAAAATGGCGTCCGAGTTTTTTACGTCCCCGCAAAAGGAGCAAACCAACAAGTAGCTCCTTCCCCAGAAGATAGTGCACTGCGGGGAATGATGGAGGAGAACGGCCTACTGAATAATTTCAGTTATACCGCGCTCCAATTGGTAGAGATGGGGTTGTGCCGATACCATGAATTGAAAGATGGTACCTTGAATTTTAGAGACGTGATATTCCTACTGGAATACGCAAAAGTTAAGAATGAATTCTTAACGTGGAAAGCTCAGAGAGAAGAGTTATGGCAGAAACAGCCGCTACAAGTTGGTGGATTAAAGTAGGTGTACTGTACGACAAAAGCGGATTTAAGGGCGTCGTAGCAGGAATGCTCGACATCAATAAAGCCGCCGGAGCACTCTACGACACATTCAAAAAGGTCGTGGATGTGAACTCTGACATGTACAATACAGCGCGCTATTTAAATGTAACGACCGACGATTTACAACGCTGGGAACGTGCATTCCGTTTAGTAGGCGGCTCTGTTGAAGACGCGCGCGGCGCTATTGCGTCTTTAAACTTCGTGTACGATAAATTGCGCTTAGGAATGGACTCCGGGGCGGCCGAGATCGGCGCTCGTTTAGGTCTATCTCCAGAAGATTTCTTGTCGTTTGACAGGATGCTGACCGCGTTAAACAAATCGTACAATGAGCTATTCCAAAGCGACTACGGATCCTTTAAAGTCCTGGCAGAACAATTAGGTCTGTCTGAAAGTGCTATGCTGCTAGTAACACAAAGCACGCGGGACTTTCAGCAGACCTTAAGACGCTCGTCTAACATACCATTCATACCGGAGCATCAACTCAAGGCCGCGCGGGAACTCGATAAGCAATTCACCGAATTGTCGATCAAGTGGGAGAATTTTAAAGCCTCGTTGATCAGCACTTCTTTGCCAGGACTTGAAAAAGTATTCTCTCGTATTGGGGAAGTCTTGTCCAATCCGGAAACGATGAAAAGAATGCAAGACTTCTTTCAAGAGTTAGAACGCGGATTCAACGAGCTTGCAACAGATGAGAACATAAACGCTCTCGTAGAGAATCTTGGTATCATAATGAAAGGATTCTCGTATGTAGCAAAAGGGGCCGGGTGGACGCTTGGTAAATTTAAATCAGGCGTTGAAGGAGTAGCATCGGAAGTAGGTGATCTTGTTGGAGAGCACGAAAGAGGTGGTATTGACTGGAAAAATAGACTAGCGGCTCCTTTATATATGTTTAAGAGTCCGGCCAGTATTCCGGCTGTGTCTGGGGAATCAACAAGAGCTGTTACTGTCAACCAGAATATAACCATAGATGGAGCACAGAATCCACGCGCTGTGGCGTCTGAAGTTGCCGGAGCAACAAAGCGCGCTATAAGCAACGGAAACGCGAATATGCGCGCTGTAGACAACGCTAGAAATAGGACGGCTTTATAGTATGTCAGCTACAGACAATATTTTAAGAGTAAACAACGTACGCGGGGTCGTATCCTCTTTAATCGATAGAGGATCCGATGCTAAGCTAGTTAACCAGAATTATGAAAAAGAAGGAGATCTCAATTTTACACAAGAAGCCTTACGCGACTGGCTTAAAAAGTACCATAAAAAGACGATTAAGGAGATTCCTTTGGATGTGGTGGTCCGCTATTCTCCGGCGCTGTCTACGGCTGTTACGGGCAATCCTGTACAAATAGGCGTGAACGTTAACGACCACACGTACAACAACCCGGACACGCTAATCGTTCACTTCGGCACCTCGGATGTAAAAGGTACACTATCCAGAATGTCTGGGCTGATCCGTACGGTTGCGAACGGATTTGACGATTTAAAGAATTTAGAAACTCCTAGCCGTTTGCAACTTGCTATGCTTTACAAGGCTAAAGAAGAACGTACGTTATTCGCTATAGACGACGGCTTAAGAACGTACACGGACATGCTCATAACGAATATCGAATACGATAAGGACAAAACCACTTACCGGGCGCTGGTAGCGACGATCACTCTCCAGCAAATGATATTCGTTAACGTTTTAACTGACAGCATGAAAAATGGTATTTTAAGGACACAGCCTGTAGCGCTTGACAAGTCTACATTCGCGTCGCGGGCCAATCAAATTTTAAGGATTAATCTGGTATAGTATGCTAGAAATTTTAGAGATTAAAACTCCTGAAGAACAGAATATCTCCGTTACATACGGAGACCGCACTATACTGTACGAGATCAAATGGAACGACGTACACAACGTTTGGTACTTTAATATAAAAGAAAACGACGAGTACATAGCAACAGGAATTACGATGTCTTTGAATTGCAATCTATTGTACGACAAATTCGGTTTAGGCAAGCTGTATTTAATAGACACATTGCAAGGCGAGACAACAGATCCTATTGTCAAATCTGATTTAGGTACGCGGCTTGCGTTAGCGCGGGAGTGGTAATGAAATATATCAATCGTTATCTTAGAATCACAATACAGCAACCCGTACAAGACTACGGGACGCTCGTGTTTGACGATTCCTGGAAGATAACGTTCGATATACACAAGGCGGCAAGTAGCAACTATCTCAGCTTCAATACCGCCGAGATAAGCATCTACAACCTGTCCAGCGAATACCGCACCCTGCTAGCACAAAGAGATATGACGATCAGCATCGACGCCGGGTATGTTGAAAAGCACGGTATCGTTTTCGACGGAATAATCAACAACGTTACTCACGTGAAAAACGGCGTAGACATCGTGACTACTTTGTATTGCTCTAGCAATATACGCAAGTATAATTCGCCAGTGAATTTGAGTGTTAAAAATATTAAAGTAACCGATTTACTTACCCAGATATGCGAACAGGCCGGGGTAGCATACGAGCTTCCGTTTACGCGCTCTGAAGTAGTCACAAGAAGCTATACAGGCACGCTGGCTAAAGTTGTAGCAGAAATATGCTACGACTACAATATAAGTGCTGGCATAGACAACGGCGTATTAATATTTAAAGATAAACTTGCAGACCAAAACAAGATACCCGCGTATTCAGTTTATACGTTCACTCCTAACACTGGGATAATTGGCAATCCTACGGTAAACGAGCGCGGCGTTTCGTTCCGGGCGTTCGTTAATCCGGATCTGCAAGTCAATTCATATTTTGATTTGTACGCGCCGTATACGAATTACAATCTTAATTCTCTCACCCAGAGACCGAATGCTGTACTCGGCGGCGAATTAAACGCTATGGCGTTCATAGATACGCACAATTACAATGGATTGTACATGGCGTTAAGTATCAATTTAATCGGCGACACAAGAGGCAACTCTTGGTACATAGATGTAGAAGGGTCCCGCGTTTGGGACAGGAGTGCACATGGCTAACGATATTAAGGATACGGCCGGATGCTACGAAGAAGCTGAACGGTTTCTACGAGAAATGTTCTACGTATTTTTGTCTGAAAGATATACGTGCATGCCTTGCCGCGTAGTAGCTGTCAACGTGGATAAGCAAATGGTAGACATACAACCGCTTTTGAAAACCTACTACAGACAAAGCGGACAAAGTGTGTCTAGACCTGTCATCCAGGATGTTCCGTTTTGGACGTTCCGGGCCGGGGACACGTATATATCGTTGCCGATCAAGCCCGGAGATACCGGATTAGCTATTTTCTGCCAGAGAGATATCACGAACTGGAAAGAGACGGGCGGCGAAGTGCCTCTTCAATCTGAGAGAGTTATGGACTACAATGACGCTTTCTACATACCCTTCATCGGATCTGCTGCACAAGCAATCAGCGGGTACAATGCAGAGTATATAGAAATCGTTAAAAACGGTAAAAAGATCACCGTTAAAGACGGAGTGCTGGACGCGCCGGAGTACCATATAAATTGCAAGTCTATATTGGCTACAGGCCTGATTACTAGCGAAACGGACGTCATAGCCGGAGGTATCTCTGGAAAAACACACGTACACGGTGGTGTTCAAGGCGGCCCGTCAGATACAGGAGTACCTAAATGAGAACTCTATCGTTGAATGAAAATTACGATTTGCATTTGGACGCGCACAATAACTTGGCCGTTCAAAGAGACAACTTGTCTGCTATCCGGCAAGGTATCGTTAACAAACTCTCTTTGATACAAGGCGAAGATAAATACGACAATACGAACGGACTAGATTTGAATATTATTTTCGGAGACAATATACCCTACTCCAGAAAAACGCAAGAGATCAAACGCGTGATTCTTCTGGACCAGCATGTCGTCTCCGAGACA